CCTGCAGCGGCTGCCACGGCCTATGCGGGCGTCCTGGCGTTCCTGCCGTCCGCGGCGAAAGGCTACGACATCCCCGCCGGCACCAACCCGCTCACCCAGCTGCACGAGCGCGAAATGGTTCTCCCGGCCGACCTGGCGGACAAGGTGCGGAACTCGACCGGGACCGGTGACGTGCATCTCCACGTCCACGCGACGGACGCTCAGTCGGTGCGCCGCCTCTTTGAGAACCACGGCGACACGCTCGCCCGGGTGATGCGTGACCTGCATCGCAATGGCCGTCTGGCACCGGGGTCGATGGCATGACGTTCACCCAGCGCGCAGTGATCACGACGAGCCCGCTCTCGAACGATGCCGAGGTCTTTCCGGTTCTGACCGGGCAGGGCTTCCTCGCCTCCAAGCGGCCGGTCTGGCAGACGACGGTGAAGCGGGCCTATAGCGGGCGCGAAGTCCGCGCGGCGGCCTATTCCTACCCCCGGTGGGAATGGACCCTCCAGTGGGAGGTCCTGCGCACCCAGGCGAGCCTACCCGAGCTGCAGACCCTGTTCGGCTTCCTCGGATCCCGGCAAGGACGCAACCAGCCCTTCTACTACCAGGACCAGACCGACAACGCCGTGACCACCCAGGGCTTCGGCACGGGCGACGGCACGACGACGATCTTCCAGCTCTACCGGACGGTCGGACAGGGGACGATCTACAATTACCTCGACCCGGTCCTCGTCCTGAACCAGAACCCGTCCGTCTATGTGAACGGCACCCTGAAGACGCTGGGCACCGACTACACGATCTCGATCAACGGCGTGATCTCCTTCACCACCGCGCCGGCGGCGTCCGCGGCGCTGACCTGGTCCGGCGGCTACCTGTTCCTCTGCCGGTTCGACGACGAGATGGTGGACGCCGTCCAGTTCGGCGGGAACCTCTGGTCCGTCGGCAAGCTGACCTTCGTGAGCGTGAAGGCATGAAGACCTACACCGGCACCCTGGCGACGTTCCTCGTCAGCGCGAAACAGATCATCTACGCCGACCTCTACACGATCACCCTCAACGGCGGCACGATCATCCGCTGGACCACGCACGACTTCGCGGTGGCCTACAGCGGCAACCTGTTCCTGCGCGGGCCCGGGATTACCGACAACGGCGTCAATAGCAAGCGGGGCGTCCAGGTCGATACCCTCGATGTCACGATCTATGCCGATGCCAACACGACGGTCAGCGGCGTTCCGTTCCTGTCCTTCGTCCGAAAGGGCGGCCTCGACGGCGCGACGATCCGGGTTGACCGCGTCATGGGAACCGACCTCGGCACCGGGCAGGCCGGAGGCTATACACGCCTGACCGGGCGCATCTCCGAGATCAAGTCCCTGTCTAAGACCGAGGTCACCCTTGGATGCTCCTCCTGGCTTGAGCTGCTCGACGTGGACATGCCGACGAACATCATTTCGACGGGCTGCATCAACACGCTCTACGGGCCATCCTGCGGGCTGTCGAAGGCGACCTACGCTGTCGCTGGGACCGCTTCAGCCGGTGGGACGGCCTCGACCTTCACGACCAGCCTCACGGCGCAGGCCACGGGCTATTTCGACCTCGGCTACATCGTCTTCACGTCCGGCGCGAACACCGGCCTGCAGCGCACAGTGAAGAGCTTCGTCTCCGGCGGCAGCTTCACCCTGACGATGGGCCTCGTCGCCGCGCCTGCGGCTGGGGATGCCTTCACCGCCTATCCGGGTTGCACACACACCCAGGCGGTTTGCTTGACCAAATTCGGAAATCTGGCAAACTTCAGAGGATTTCCTTATGTTCCTCCGCCAGAAACCGCAACATGATCAAGTATTCGATTTACTCATTTCTGACGCCAGACGGTCTCTGTTACGTCGGAGCGTCGCGTAACGTCCCGCGCAGAATGCGCGAACACGCTGCGAAACTGGGATTTAAGCCGACCCCGACCATTTTGGAAACTTGCGGCGACGATTGGCGAGACCGCGAACACCATTGGATTGAACAGTATCGCCTGCGCCAATTGCCGATGGCCAACCGAACCGCTGGCCGGAACGGATGCGAAGGGCACAGCGATGCGACCCGTCGAGTGCTGTCCGAAAAGCTGCGGGGCCGGATGCCGTCGGAGGCGACGCTTAAGGCCGCTCGCGCAGCGCGCACGGGGTCGGTTCATTCGGAAGAGACGCGACGGAAAATGTCCGAAGCAGCGAAAGGGCGGCCCGCAAACATGATCGGAGTGCAACGCTCTGCCGAGGCCCGGCGCGGCAAGGCGCGCGATCCCGATATCGGAAAACGGATATCGGAAGCCAAGCGCGGCAAATCGTTCTCCGACGCGCACCGTGCCGCGCTGGCTGAAGCCAAACGCGGAACGAAGCGCGGCCCGCAATCGGAAGAGACCAAAGCGAAGATTTCGGCCAAGCGGCTGGCCTATTGGGCGCGCGTGAAAGCTGCGGCCACCTGATGGGCGAGATCGAACAGCGCGCCGCCGTCGTGGCCGAGGCCATGACCTGGCTGAGAACTCCTTACCATCATAACGGTGCAGTAAAAGGCGCGGGAGTTGACTGCGCTATGTTGCCAGCGAAAGTATATTTATTTGCCGGTCTGATGGACCACGTCGAGCCGGTCTATCCGCACGACTGGCACATGCACCGGAACGAGGAACTCTACCTGGACTGGGCGGCCAAGGTCGGCGCGGTGGAAATCGACGTTGAGCGAGCAGGCCCCGGCGACTTCATCATCTGGAAGTTCGGCCGCACGTTCAGCCACGGCGCGATCTTCGTCGAGCCGCCGATGATCATCCACGCCACCCAAGCGGCCGGCATGGTCACCCTCGACCACTGGACCGCTGACGAAGAGCTTTCGAGCCGGGCCCACAAGGTCTTCACGTTCTGGCCGGAGAGCGCCGAATGAGCGTCTTCAATTCGGTCAAGTCGCCGTCAGTCGTACGCCTGAACGGCATCGTCATTCAGCAGTCCACCTACGGCATCCCGCTGCCCATCGGGTGGGGCACCAACCGGATCGGCGCGAGCTTGATCTGGTACAACGCCTTCAAGGCCCAGGCGATCAAGCAGTCGTCCGGCAAGGGCGGCGGATCGACCACGACCGGCTACAACTATTCGGCTTCCGTCATCATGGCCATTGCGGATGGCCCGATCACTGGCGTCCGCAACGTCTACAAGGACCAGAACGTCTATATCCCCGGCGCGAAGACCGGTCTGGCCCAGGCTGGGCTTTCCCTGCAGGTTGGAAGCCAGGGGCAGGCCACCTGGGGCTACCTGACGACGAATTATAGCGCCCAGGCCATCGGCTACAGCCGCACGGCCTACGCTTACGCGAGCAACTATGCGCTCTCGACCTCGGCCACGCTGGCGAACCACTCCTTTGAAGTGCAGTGGGCGACCCGGGCGGTGGTGTCGGGCTCGACCATCGATGACGCTAACCCGGCCGACATCCTCCTCGACTTCCTGACGAACGCCTATTACGGCGTCCCGCTCTGGGGGTCTGGCCTGGTCGCAAGCCTCACGACCTACTCGAACTATTGCACGGCTGCCGGTCTCTTCGTTTCGCCGGGCCTCGCATCGACCCAGTCCGCGGCGCAGTTCATCACCGACCTTCTGGATGCTTCGAACAGCGACTGCGTCTGGTCCAACGGCCAGCTCAAGGTCGTTCCCCTGGGCGACACCGCGATCACGAACAACGGCGTGACCTACACTCCGAACCTGACGCCGGTCTATGCATTCACCGAGGACGACTTCATCCCTCAGGCCGACGGCGACGATCCGGTCACCATCGACCTCGCCAAGCTGGCCGACGCCTATAATTCGGTCCAGATCGGCTTTTCTGACCGGTCCCTGAACTACAACCAGAACACGGCCCAAGCCGACGACATGGGCTCCATCGCGACCTACGGCGCGCGACGGGAGAACATGCACAGCCTGCCGATGATCTGCGATGCGAACGTCGCCGCAGCCGTCGCGCAGCTCCGCGTCCAGCGGCTGTCGAACCTGCGCCGGACGTTCAAGTTCAGCCTCGACTGGCGCTATTGTCTCCTCGAACCGCTCGACCTGGTCACACTCACCACCGGCGACCTGTCGGCGCTCCTTGTCCGCATCAACGAGATCAAGGAGAACGCAGACGGTGGCCTCGACATCGTGGCCGAGGAAATGCTGGTCGGCACCAGCCATGCCGCCGTCTACACGCGCCAGACGGCATCCGGCACCATCATCAACACGTCCATCGCGCCCGGCTCGGTTTCGTCGCCGGTCCTGATCAACCCGGCCCGGTCCCTCACGAACAACGACCTGCAGGCGTGGGTCGCGGTGTCCGGCGGTGCCAATTGGGGCGGATGCCAGGTCTTCACCTCGGTCGATGGGACAAACTACCAATATGCGGGCGCGCTGACGACGCCCGCGCGCTATGGCGTGACGACGAGCAGCCTCGGCTCGGTCGCGGATCCCGACACGACCTCGTCCTTCGGCGTGGACCTGACGGCGAGCCTCGGCACCCTGAACACGGCCACCGCGGCCGACGCGAATGCGGCCTCGACGCTATGCCTGATCGGCAGCGAGCTGATCAGCTACCAGGCGGCCACACTCACCAGCGCGAACCACTACACGCTTGGTACGCTGCTCCGGCGCGGGCTCATGGGCACGACGGTCGCCTCGCACTCGACCGGCTCCCAGTTCGTTCGCCTGGATGGCGGGATTTTCAAATACAGCTACACCCCGCAGCAGGTGGGGACGACGATCTACGTCAAGTTCTGCTCGTTCAACATCTACGGGCAGGCCCTGGAAGACATCTCGACCGTCACCGCCTATTCGCTGACGCTGTCAGCGGCTGCGTCCTCCATCACCTTCGGCACCCTCACCGGCGTCCCGGCGAACGTGGCAGCACTGACCGGCACGGAGGCGATCCAGAACTCCCAGGTCACGATTTCGGGCGGCGCGATCAGCGGCATCGGCACCGGCAACGGCACGACGGTCGCAAACAGTGCGATCACGATCTCTTCGGGCGTCTTGGCAGGGATTGGAACGTCCGGCGTGGTCGTCGATAACGCGACACTGCAGGCGGCACTTACCGGCGGCTCTGTCGTTCCGGCCGTGTCTTCCACCTTGACGGGCCAAGGCGGCTTGGCGACGGCGAACTATTATCAGCAGACGACTGACCCCGGATCCGTGGCGAATGGTTCCTTTTGGGCCGACACAAGCAACAGCCCGAACATCGTCCTCAAGCTGAGGTATGCGGGTGCCTGGTCGGCGGTCGCGAATTTTTTGTCGGGGGTCGCGTCTTCTCCCCGAAAAGTGGGAAGCCTTTCTGCAAGCGCGACATCGGGCTCAACTTATATTCAGTTTGCGGTCATCAACCTTGCTGGCGTTCCCGCCACTCCGATCCTGCAGCTTCACTTCTCATACCCTGGCGCACCCTCTATCGGCGGCACGGGTCTCAGCATGGGAAACTACCAAATCACCGAAAACGTCGGAGGCACGGTCTACACCCTAAAGACCGGCACCTGGTCAGGGTCGAACGGTGTCGCGGGCGGCTTCGTCTTCGATGGCGGCGACAACAATGTGACCTACCTCGGCGCGGGCACCCTGACTGGCACGGTCACCTATTCGCTGAAGATCAACCGCACCGGAACTCAGGACATGACCTCTTCGACCGGCACCTATGATTTGCTTGCGAACCCCGCGGGCTAAAGAGGGATAGCCATGACGCTGCCGACCACGACTGACCATCATGCGGCGATCCGCGACCTGTTCCCGCTGCTCCCGATCCTAACCGGACAGCCTCATGATGCGCTTCTGGATGCGCTGACCCGGCCGAGCCCGGTGGACACCGTCAGCGATGCCGTCGAAGCGCTCTATGCCGCCGTGAAGAGCGGCACCCTGACCGGGGACGCACTGACCGAGGTCGTGACGGCCTGCAACCAAGTTGCCTACCTCCTGACCTATCGGCAGTGGGTTGGCAAAGCGGAGCGGGGCGCGGACATCTCGACGGCGATGGAAGCCATCGCGGCCGGAACGCCCGTCGCGACCGCCTGCGCGAGCGTCGATGTCGATCCGCAATTCGCGCCCGTTCCGGTTCCCGTCATTGCCCCCGCCTCCTGATTTGTTCCCCTTCGCGAGATCCACGAACATGACAGACCCGACCGGCGCGCTTTCGCCTCAGACACTCTTCGACGTGGTTATGACGCTGGGAAGCGGGCTCGGAGGCTGGGTCCTCGGGACCATGTGGAAAGAGATCAAGGACGCCCGGCGGGAACACTCCGAACTGCTGAAGGCGCTTCCTGAGACCTACGCCAGGCGCGACGACGTGGCTGAAGCCATAAGCCGGATCGAGCGGGCCATGACAGATGGCCTGAACCGCATCTTCGACAAGCTCGACGGCAAGGCCGACAAGCCCCACCGATAAGGACCAGGTCATGACCGACACGCCCCAGCCGGCGGAGATCTCCGCGCAGCGCAAGGCCGCATGGGCGGCCCTCCCGGCGCTGGCCGCCCAGTCCAACATCCTCGGGCCCTACATCATCCTCATGACCTCGTTCGTCGGGGCCGCGAGCGGGATGATGCCGCCCTGGATGGTCCAACAGCTATTCGCCGCAGGCCTGATGGCTTGGCGGGCAGGAGCCATCTGATGACCGATCTGGAAGAACTGACCCTGTGCTGCTTCGATGAAGCCGCAGGCGAGCCCGACGACGGCGTGGCGGCCGTGGCCCAGGTGGTGCTCAACCGCACCCGACTGCAATACGCCAGCGACGGCACAATCCGGGGCACCATCGAGCGCCACGCCCAGTTCAGCTGGACCGAGTATGCGATGCAGGGCGGCGTCTACACCCGGGTGGCCCGGACGCCGGAGGAAGAGCAGGCGCGGATTCAGCAACTGTTTGCGACGGCAGAGGCCATGCCGAACGCCTGGGCCCGGGTCCAGCACATCGCCAGCGCGGTGATGGCCGGAAGCTACATCGGGCCCGACTTCCACAAGGTCACCACCGACACGGTGCTCTACCTGAACCCGCGGATCAGCACCCATCAGCCCTGGCAGGTCGAGGCGAACTTCGTCTGCACCATCGGGCACCATGACTTCTATCGCGACCCGCCGCGCTCCGGCCCGGTGACCGGCGTGATCGACATGAGCGCCTTCGCCCAGGACGCCACGAAGCAGGCGCTGGGCTGATGGGCGTCGCGAAGTTCGTCGAGGCGGTGATCTCGAGCCTTGTCATGCTTGCACTGATCGCCGCGGGCGTCTGGTTCGGCGGCCCGATGGTCTGGCAACACGTCCTGGACGCCGAGAACGCCCGCAAGACCGTCGCGGTGCAACAGGTCGCCATCAAGGCCGACGCACAGTCCGCCCAGGATGCCCGCACAGCCTGTTCGGCCGAGATCGCTGCGTCGGTGCAGGCCGGAGCCGCGATTGCCCGCGTGGCGCGCCCTGTGGCCGCCCCTGCGGCACATCAGCCGCAGCCGATGCTCACGGCAAAGGATATTCAGGATGCCATTCGATGAGACGTTCCGTCGCAGCGTTGTCGGCCTGTCTCTCATTGGCGGGGTGTGCTCCGCAGCTTTCTCTGTTGCGGCTACCGGGTGGCGCTACCTCAAAGCCCGCGGCGGCTCCGTCACAGGCATCCCCGATCTGCCCGGGCTCACTGATGGCCGACCCGTCGCCGGAACCGCCGCTGCCGTCGCAAGCGGGCTTCCCGGCTCCGACGGACGCCCAGGCGTCGGCCTCGGTGTCGGCTTACCTGACCTGGCTGCACCAGCTGGCCCTCTGGGGGCGGCAGGGCTGGGCGCTGGCGAAGACCGCGCACGACTTCTGCACATCCTCAGCACCGCGCTGACCACCCAACGCCCTGCGGCCTCGCCGGAACCGCAACTGGCCCGCAACCCGGCGCATAAGGAAAACGTTATGTCCTGGCTCTCCACGATCAAGAACAACCTCCTGCACGTCATCGACGGTTTCACCCCGACGAACGACCAGGCGCTGGTCCACAACGCGATCAACGATCTCGGCGCGTCCCTGTCGGCTTTCGGGCTGGCAATGGAAGGTCTGGCGGAGAACGTCCTGACCGACGCCGTGGCCTCCAAGCTCGGCCCGAACGCGGCGAAGGTGGAATATGATTTCCTGCACGCCCTGGTCCTGAAGGCAAACGCCCGCATGGGCCTGATCGCCCAGCCGACCCCGGTCCCGATTTCGGTTCCGCCGGTCTCTGCGCCGCCCGCTCCGGTCGAGCCGGTCGCCCCGGTTCAGTAACCCCGGCGGATCGTCGATCCGTCCCCCCCTGCGACATGCACAGCCCGCCTTCCCGGCGGGCTTTTTTACGCCTGAAAGGAACCACCCATGGCCGGTGAAAAAGGCTCTAGCTACGCAAACAGCTTGCTCAAGCTGATCTTCCAGGCGACCAACATCGCCAACCTCGCGGACAACACCGCGACCTCTCCGCTGACTTTGCTTTACGTCTCGCTGCACACCGCAGACCCGACGGCGGCCGGCAACCAGTCGAGCAACGAGGCGATCTATTCGACCTACGCCAGGGCGACCGTGGCGCGGACTTCCGGCGGCTTTACCGTCACGTCGAACAGTGTCAGCCCGGCGGCCACGGTGTCCTTCGCGGCGGCGGCCACCCAGGCGACGACTGCGGCGTCCGGCACCGGCTCGTCGGCCACCATCACCTTCGGCACGGCGCTTCCGACAGCGCCTCCGGTCGGTTCAAACATCACCGTCGCCGGCGTCACGCCGTCCGGCTACAACGGCACCTTCACGGTGACGTCCTCCACCACGACCTCGGTTACCTACACCAACGCCACGACCGGCGCGCAGACCGTCGCCGGGACGATTCTGATCACGCCCGCTTCGGCCGCCTCCTACTTCGCCATCGGCACGGCGGCGACCGGCGCTGGCGTCCTGCTCTATGCGGGCCCGATCACCCCGACGGTCACGATCAACTCGGGTGTTACACCCCAGTTGACCACCGCGACCGCGATCAGCGAAGTCTAACCCGATGGCGGACAACACCACGCTCAACGTCGGCGCGGGCGGCGATGCTGTCCGCGACATCGACCGCAGTCTGAATGCCGTCCCCATCGCAGCGAAGACCCAGGTGGTCCAGCTCGATGCGGGTGGCCAGACGGCGGAAAGCCTCGTCAGCCAGGCCAACCCCATGCCGGTCGTTCAGGCGTTCATGGCTGGGGACGCCGCCTACCAGAATGCCCTGATCTACGCGGAGCTGCGGCTCATGACGCAGATCATCGCCAACGGCCTTTCCCTCACAGACGACCTCGCCGCCATGCGCGCCGACCCGTCCTATCTCGCATAAGGAACCCCAACCCATGCCCACGAACCAGCTTCTGATCGGGCCCCAGGCCCTGAGCGACACCATGCTCTCGACCTCCGCTCGCGGCGGCAAGCAGGGGGACGCCATCGTCTCCGAACTGCACGGCCGCTACTATGAGCAGACCTACCGCAAGAACGTGTTTTTCGCCGCTAGCCAGGCGGTGGCCACGACCACCGTCGGTCTGGCCACGACCTACACCGGCCTCTGCCTTTCCAACCCCATAGGATCCGGCGTCACGCTGGCGCTGAACAAGGCAAGCATCGGCCAGTCGGTGATTGAAACGGCCGTGGACGCCTTCGGCCTGGCGGTGGGCTACAGCGGGGCGACGAACGTCGTGCATACCGCCGCGCTCACCCCGCAGTCGGCGCTGATCGGCTCCGGCGTCACTCCCTTCGGCAAGGTGGACAGCAGCGCCACGCTGCCGGTTGCTCCGACCTACCATTCGTTTCTTCAGTCCACCTCTTCGGCCACCACCGACGTGACCTCGGGCATGTTCGACTACGAAGGCTCCCTGATCCTGTTGCCTGGTGCCTTCGTGATCTGGGCTTCCCCGGCGGCCTCCGTCGCGGGCATGTGGTTCAGCTTCCAGTGGGAAGAAAACCCGCTCTAGCACTGACCTGACGATCTGATACCGGGCGCGGGGGCTTCGGCCCCCGCAGCCTTTTGACGCCTGAGAGGGGACGCCATTGTCACTGCTGACCCTGCTTCAGAACAACCTTCTGAACTCGTCCGGGATCGCCAACCTCTATTTCCTGAACGGCGTCTACAACGAAGGCGGGACGCAGTACGCCCTGGGCTCGCTGCCCGGCTGGTCGTTCAGCAACTCGACCGGCGGCTATGACCTGGCCGGAACCACGCTCTTCGCGGCCAACACACCCAGGATCACCTCATCCGGGCTGTTGGTCGAGGCGGCAGGCACGAACCTTTGCCTTTATTCCGCGGACGGGGTGAACGCCGCGGGAACTGGCGGAGGTTCAGCGGCGACTTCTCCATCCGTTGTCAACACGGGTTACGCTGATCCTGCCGGGGGGACGGGCGCGTGGCTTGTTGGCGGAAGTGGGTCTAGCGTTTGGCAGGGGGCAAATTGGACTGGCCCGACAATACCATATAATTCGGGAACGACTTACACGCTTTCTTATTTTGTTAAGTATTATAACTGGCAGTATGTGCAGATAGGATGCCCCGCGTCTTATTTTGCTGGTAGCGCCTATGTAAACTTTGACTTGATCGGCGGAACAATTACGGCCTCTGGCGGGACATTTGTTTCCGCTGCCATTGTTGCTTGCCCGGGGGGTTGGTACAGAGTTTCTATAACTGCTCTTTGCACTGCTTCGACAGCTGCGGGATATCCCGGTGCGTTGTCTTATGCGGCATCGGCGACGGACGGATATCGCACAGCACTTAATATTTCGTCGTCCCAAGGCTTTTATTTGTGGGGCTGCCAACTTGAGGCCAGTTCCGTAACTACCTCTCTGATCCCCACCGCTTCCGCAGCTGTCACCCGCGCCGCAGACGTGGTCAGCCTGACCTATTCGGGCACTGCGACCAGCATCGCGGTCAGCTATCCCGGCGGCGTTGCAAGTCCGGCGACCGGCTCGCCGCTGAACCTGGGCGCGTCGTCCGGGGGGGCATGGGTCGGCACGACCATCCAGCAAATCCAGATCGCGGCTCCGGCGGCGACCAACGCTGTCGGATTGGTTGCGGCGTCTGCCTCGGCGTCCGGCGCGAGTGCGGCCGCAGATGTGGTCAGCGGATTGATCGCGGCCTCTGCGTCGGCCTCCGGCGTCAGCTCGACCCTTGTTCAGGCGTCGGGTTCGGTCGGCGCGACAGGGTCGGCCACGGGCATGAGCGCGGCGCTCGAAGTTTCTACCGGCGCTGTGGCCGCAACGGCGTCCGCGTCAGGCGTTTCCGGTGCTTCGGGATCGGCCGCGGGCTCCGTCGGTGCCACGGCCGCTGCGGTGGCGACCTCGGCCGTCTCGGCGGCGTCTCCCGGTTCGGTGGGCGCATCTGCTGCGGTGTCCGGCGTCGGATTGTCCCTGGCGTCGTCCACGGGCTCAATTGCTGCCAGTGCGACAACTTCCGGCGCAAGCGGGCAGATCGACCCGTCGGTCGGCTCGGTCAACGGCTTCGCCAATGCCACGGCCTCGAGCAGCCAGATCGACGCGGCATCCGGGTCAGTCGCAGCGTCGGCTTCGGTCAGCGGGAGCGCTAACGCCGGAGTGACATCCGGCCAAGCGTCGGGCACCGCATCGGCGTCGGCAGTCGGCTCGGCCCTGACGCAAGCCTCGGGATCGGCTTCGGCGTCGGTTACCGCTTCGGGAACGGGGAGTGCTCTCGACGCCGGGGTCGGATCGATCTCGGGAGCTGCTTCGGCTTCCGCGACCGGCGCGGCGCTGGACCAGGCCGCGGGCTCCGTCAC